GAGAAAGCACAAAACGGAGAAGAGAAGTTAACCAGGCTTCGTCAACAGTATCAGGATATCAAAGAAACTCTTGATGAAACATTTGAGGCTCTGAATATTGAAGAAACATTGATTGAAACAATGGTTCGTGTTTGGCAAGATGTTTTGACTGTAGGGAATGGATATCTTGAAGTCGGTAGGAATAATGCTGGTAAGATTGGGTATATTGGTCATGTCCCTGCAACTCTTGTTCGTGTGCGTAGAAAGCGTGATGGATATGTGCAAATTGCAAAAACAAATAAAATCCAAGCAGTTTTCTTCAGACAGTTCCAAGATACAGAAACACCAGACCCAATTAATAACGATCCAAAACCTAATGAGTTAATTCATTTTAAAATTTATTCACCAAATAACACATACTACGGAATACCATCTGCAGTATCTGCAGCAACAGCAATCATTGGCGATAAATTTGCAAAAGAATATAATATTGATTATTTTGAAAATAAAGCAATACCTCGTTATGCAATTATTCTTAAAGGCGCAAAGCTTAGTAATAAGTCTAAGCAAGAATTGATTAATTATTTTAGAAATGAAGTTAAAGGTCGCAATCATGGAACATTGGTAATTCCGCTCCCTGCCAGCCTCGGAACTAATACTGATATTAAGTTTGAAAAGCTTGAAGCTGGAGTGCAAGATGCATCTTTTGATAAGTATCGCAAATCAAACAGAGATGAAATTCTTGTAGCAAACAGAGTTCCTGCGCCAAAAGTTGGTGTTTATGACAATGCAAACTTGGCTGTATCAAGAGATGCAGATAAGAGTTTTAAGATGCAAGTGATTGGTCCAGATCAAGCAATCATTGAAAAGAAACTAAATAGAATTGTAGCTGAGTTTACAGATCTAATGCAGATTAAGCTTAAGAAGATTGACTTGGTGGATGAGGATATTCAGTCAAGAATTAATGATCGCTATTTGCGAACAGAAGTACTCACGCCTAACGAAGTTAGAGGGCAAATTGGACTGCCAGAAAGATTTGATGGAGATGAAGTTCTTCCATTCCCAACAAATGTTAAAAAAGAACAAGTTGATTCTGGAAAACCTGGTCCTGGCGCACCTGTAGGAAATTCAAACAACGCAGCGTCTGAGCCAGCAAAATCACCAACTGGTGATAGTGCTACAAGTGATCCAAGGGCGGATGGCGCTCAAGCCGAAAGAGGCGAAAATCAGGATTCTGGAGTGAACAACGATTCAACCAGTAAGTTTAATCAAGGAGAATAAAATGAGTGAAAGTACTTTGGTGTATTCAAATAAGAATTTAGTGACAGCAGATGGTGTTGTAAATATTGGTCAACATACAAGTGAATTGTATGTTTACAATAAAGGTGCCTCAGATGTTGACATTAAGCTCAATGGTCAATACACAGTATTGCTTCCAGCAGAGTCTACGGAATATGTAGAGATTGATGGTGATTATACGACTATTCAAGTAATCACTGCAAATTCTGCCGTAGCAGTTTTTGCATTGGGTTAATTAGAAGGATTAGGATAATTTGCAGTAATTGTTAATATGATATATGATTGTAAATTACGAGGATTAAATGTCGGATTTTAATATTTCATTCCCAATTGATATGGTTAAGCGGGAGCAGCGAATTGTAGTAGGCATCGCCACTGCAGACAATATTGACAAAGCTGGTGATATTGTTGACTTTGAGGCATCCAAGGAAGCTTTTGCAAATTGGGGTGGAAACATTAGAGAGATGCACGCTCCTATTGCCGTTGGAAAAGCTGTCAGTTATGAGCCTATTGTTATCACTGGCGCTGATGGGGCATCTTATAATGCTGTCAAGGTAGAGGCTTATATTTCCAAAGGAGCCGAAGATACCTGGCAAAAAGTTCTTGATGGGACTCTTCGTTCGTTTTCAATCGGCGGAAAAGTAATTGAGAAATCAGAATCAGCTGACAAAATGTTTCGTGGTAAACCTGTTAATATTATTAAAAAATATGTTCTTGGCGAACTTAGCCTTGTGGACAACCCAGCCAATGCTTTAGCTATTATTGATATTGTTAAAGTAAATGATGAAGGCTTGCTCAAGTATGCTCTTGATTGCGATCTTGATTGCCAATTGGCAAAAGCAAAGCAGCCTCTTAAAGATCCAAAAGGCGGTCTTACTGCTGCTGGAAGAAGGCATTTCAAAGAGACAGAGGGAGCTAACCTAAAACCAGGTGTTCGTGGTGCTGCCGATACTCCAGAGAAAATGCGCCGCAAGGGATCGTTCCTTACAAGATTTTTTACAAACCCATCTGGACCAATGAAGAAGCCAAATGGTGAACCAACACGACTCGCTCTTTCAGCAGCTGCTTGGGGCGAGCCTGTTCCTCAAAACAGAGCAGATGCAGCAAGGCTTGCTGCAAAAGGTCGCAGATTGCTTGAGCGTTATGCGAACTCAAAGAAAAAAGGTTTCTTAGAAAATGATTTTGACGAAGATTTGTTGAATGTTGTTTTGGAATTAATGAAGGATCAGGGTTGCGATTGTGGTTGCAATTCTTGTGAGGATGTTGAGAAAGATGCGTCTGTAACAACAGAAAATGCAGAGTCTAAGTATCCAGCAAGAAACGGTATCACATCACCGACTGTTCCTCCTTTCCCATCTGGTTCTCCAAAATTTAAGCCAAAAAAGAAAATTAAGAAAGAAGACATTCCCTGTGGGGAAGGTTATCACCAAGAAGGTGAAAAGAAAGGTAGTGATGGAAGCATGGTTCCTAATTGTGTTCCAAATAGCCCTACTGAAAAAACAACAAAAAGCGAAATGTCCTTACAAGACGCTCAACTTTTTGATACAATTAAGGAGATGATTGAGAAAATGGATTCTATTATTCAGCAAGACTCTGAATTGCAATTAAATGATACTTATGATAAGATCTCTGACATGAATGAACAAGAAATTAATAAGCTTAGTCTATTGAAAAAGTTTATTGGATGGCTTGTTCCAGATGTCGCAGAAGAAACAACTTCAACTTCCGTTGAAGTAAGTGGAGACACACAGGAGGAAGAAATGGACATTAATGTTCTTAAAGATGCTCTGAGTGCTGTTGTTGATGAAAAACTGGCTAGTTTTGCTACTTCAATCAAGGAAGAAGTTGAAGCCTCTGTTCAGGAAAAAATTGAAGCAGTTGCTAAGGGTTTTGAAGTTCAGAGCAATGAACTTCAACAAAAGCTGGAAACAGCAGAGTTGGCTCTCGCTGAGCAAACAGAAAAGGTTGAGGCATTTGCCGCAGCTGGCGCTGTTAAAAAGAGCGTAGATCCAGAAGATGATGAGGAAGTAGCAGAGGAAGCACTTGTTAAGTCTGCACCTACTTCATTCTGGAGAAATACATATCTGCCACAGGAGTTAATCAACTCCCTAGGTTACAGGTCATAAGGTAAGGAGGAATAACTACTATGGCATCACAAGAAGAAATTTTGGCAAAAGCCAACGAAGTCACCACAACGGTGGTTTCAAACAGCAGCCCAGTCAGCGGTGGTGGTGGACTTCTCTACCCAGAGCAAGCTAACCGCTTCCTTGACTTTGTTGTTGATCAATCAGTATTGATGAAGAACGCACGAGTAATTCGTATGCGTACTCCACAGATGGACATTGATAAGGTGTCTGTCGGCACTCGTTTGCTTGCAAAGGCAACCGAAGCAACAGATGATGGCGCAAACGCAGCTGTCACATTCAGCAAGGTATCGCTTTCAACTGTAAAGCTTCGTCTTGACTGGAATATTTCAACAGAATCGTTGGAAGACAACATTGAGGGCGCTTCGCTGGAAGACCATATCGCACAGATCATGGCTCGCCAGACAGCAAACGACCTTGATGACTTGTTTATCAACGGTAACACATCGTCAAACAACGGTCTTCTTAAGGCTTTGGATGGCTTTGTTAAGCTTGCAAAGACAAGCGGAACTGTTGTAGACTTCGCAGGAAACAATGTTTCTCGTTCGGTATACGACAAGATTCTCCGCAACTTGCCAAGCAAGTACTTGCAGCGCCGTAATGAGCTGAGATTCTTCTCGGGTCCAGGCGTTGTTCAGGACTCAATCTACAGCTTGGGTAATCCAAACTCAGCAACTGAGGCAACAGCAGGCGCACCTGCTCCAATGTCAACAGCTGGTGAAATGGCATTCTT